GGAAAGCTATGGGTGGTGGAAATGTTGCCACATTAGATAAGATTAGGTTTACAAATGGTGCAGAGTTGTGGATTGAATAATCATTATTGGTATAAGTATAGTTATATATAGGTAGTGTTACATATAGAAGTAGGGGGTAGTGTCAATGAAAAGAAATACATTCATTAGAGGTACTACCCCTACTCTTGAAGTTAGTATGAGTAGGGGTATTAAGGTTGAGAATATAGATAGTATGATAGTCTATTTTTCACAAGGTATCACCATACTAAAGAAAAAACTTGAAGATGTTAAAATTAATAAGACTACTAATATGGTATATGTACCTTTAACAGAGTTAGAGACATATGTATTTAGTCCTAGTGTTGTTAATTTGCAGATTCGGTATAAGTTGGTTAATGATACAAACATTTATAGCACACAAATTTATCCTTTTAGGGTATTATCACAGATTTGTAATGAGGTGTATGATGAATGAGGGAATAATAAAGTCAAATGGAACTTTTAACAGAATAAGTATCAATTCTAATTATGTGAATATCAATACATCATCTGTTGGTAATACTGTTAATGGTGCTTTTGAGACTTCTAGTAGAGTAAAGGTTACAAAAGATGAAGTTATAGATATGCTAAAAGAGAAACAAGACAAGTTAGTAGCTGGTAGTGGTATTAAATTAGATGAGACTACTAATGAGATATCAGTATCTACTGATAAAATCGTTGTTCAAGAGGGTGAAAATGTTGCTGATTTGACAGCATTGTATTTATTAGCAAAGGGTGAGAATTAATGGCAGATTTAAAAGATAATTTACAGGGTTTAGCTACACAGTTAGGTACTGATGTTAAAGGTATCAAAGCATCTATAAAATCTACTGATGATAAAGTAGGTGTGTTAAGTAATTTATCCACAACTAATCAAGTAACAATCGTAGATGCCATAAATGAAGTTAAGGCAAATATTGTTACTGCACAAGGTGGTGCTGTTACTGAGCAGGCAGTTGATACAAAATTACAAGCTAAACAAGATAAACTAACTCCTGAAGGAAAACTTTCTATTGTTAAAGAGGGAAATCAAACTAAGATTAAGGTTGATTTATCTGATTACGTTAATAATAGTGCTTTAACTACAAAATTAGGGGATTATGCTACTAATACTGATTTAAACACTACATTAGGCAGTTATACTAAAACTACAGAGTTAAATACTAAATTAAATGATTATACACCAACAACAACATTAAATACTCGTTTAGATTCTAAACAAGATAAATTGACTGCTGGTAGTGGTATCACAATAGATAGTAGTGGTACTATTAAGGCTAGTGTTGATTTAAGTACTATGGCAACTAAACAAGAACTAACTGATAAAATTCAAGAGGCTGTTACTAACTTAGTAAATGGTGCTGAAGCTACAATGGATACATTTAAGGAAGTTCAAGATGCATTGAATAGTGATAAGACAGTTACCACTGCTTTAACTTCATCTGTTGCTAATAAGGTAGATTATAGTCAAGCACAATCTTTGTCGACAGCACAGAAACAACAGGCTTGTGCTAATTTAGGTATAGGAGACCCTACTGTAGATTTATTAAGTGTATATACAACCGCAAGAGATGCATAGTAGGTGATGTTAGATGAGTTCTAATACTGATTTAGTTAAGGGTATTAATGATTTAGCTACACAGTTAGGTACTGATATTAAAGGTATTAATGATAATATAGGTAATATAGTAAAGGTATCTAAGAGTGAGCCTAATGAAGAAAAAAAACCTTTGTTATGGGTTCAACCTGTGGATGGGAATGATACACCTATAATTAGTATTTCATATGATACCACTACTCATGAGTTGGTACTAGGTCATATGGATAATAGTGAGAGTCGAGTTGACTTATCCACTATAAAGTCTTTTGATGCTAATAGTATTGTTATTGATAACAATAAGCCTATAAAAGGTAAGTTGAATGATACTAATAAAACAGAAGTTCAGCTTATCAAAACTTCATCTGATGTGGTAGAGGTAGGTGATAAGACAGTCAATACGATAATAGTAGGTAAGGATGTAAAGACATGGGATGGTGGAGATGCATCATACACATTGTTATCGACTAAGCATTATGGAAATGCGATATACTCAAAGAAACAAGTAGATGATAATTTTGTTTCTAAGGCACAACTTGTTAAGTTATCAATCGATGTAAAACCTGATTTTGTAGGTCAATTAGCCGTAGTAGGGGATAAGACATACATAGCAATTAATACTACAGGTACTGATGGTTGGAAAGCTATGGGTGGTGGAAATGTTGCCACATTAGATAAGATTAGGTTTACAAATGGTGCAGAGTTGTGGATTGAATA